TAACAGGAAGATGGATCGTGAACTTAGCAGGAACATTAAGGACTCAGACAAGTTAAGGCACGACTACAGAAGGAAATGAGAGCGGTTATAGTCATCATTTTTCTGCTCTTTTCAGGCTGCGAAGCTGCAAGGGTAAACAGACTTAGGCAGCGCATCATGAGCGAAGAAGGTACTGTGATAGCGATTAACAGGGAATACGGGTTTTATACTGTATTCTGGGAGTGCGAGAATCCAATGTACAAAAATCAGCCTTGTTTTGGAATTAGTGATCACCCGATTAGGGTGGGAATAAATTTAGGCGACACGTGATTAACTTTTCGGGCTTTTTTTCGTTAAATTGCAATGTAAACAAAAAGTAAATTATGGCAGGGGGTAGACCTATGATTTGGAAAGATCCTATTGAATTATCTGATTTAATTTCTGACTATTTTAATCAGACATCAAGACCGACACTTTCAGGCCTTGCAGTATTCTTAGAAGTTGATAGGCAGACTTTATACAATTATAAGGAAAAAGATGAGTTTTTCGGCATAATAAAAAGGGCAACGGCAAAAGTGGAGGCGATCTATGAAGAGCGTGCTATCTATGAAAACAATCCTACCGGGGTTATTTTTGCACTAAAGAACATGGGATGGAGTGACAGGGTCGCAAATGACCACACAACGAACGGCAAAGATATTTCTTCACCTATCAAATGGGTAGATGGAACTGCTGAATAACTACAAGCCTATATTTAATCAATTTCCATTAACCAGGTATTTTCTTTTAACAGGATCCAGAGGTTCCGCAAAGTCTTTTCACGTATCAACAGCACTTCTTCACCTGACTTACGAGAAAGGGCATATTATTCTATTCACAAGATGGACTTTAGTTTCTGCTTACATCTCAATCATTCCAGAATTTATACAAAAGATTGAAGAATTAGATAGGTTTGAAGATTTCGTGATAACTCAAACAGAAATTACAAATAGAGTAACAGGCTCAAAAATACTATTTAAAGGGATCAAGACAAGTCAGGGCACAGCAACGGCAAACCTAAAATCAATTGCAGGGGTTACTACCTTTGTTCTAGACGAAGCAGAAGAGCTAGTAGATGAAGACGTTTTTGATCGGATAGACTTGTCAATCAGAACTAAAGGGATGACAAATAGGGTCATGATCGTGATGAACCCCAGCTATAAAAGTCACTGGATTTATAAGCGGTTTCTAGCAAAGGGAAAGAAAAGTGATACTACCTATATTCATACTACTTACCTAGACAATGCTATTAATTTATCAGCGTCTTTTTTAGAGCAAGCGAACCGAGTTAAGCAAGAAAACCTACTTAGGTATGAACATTTATTTTTAGGGAAATGGCTTAAAGATGCTGAGGGTCTGCTTTGGAACAGAGCTATAATTGCAAAGGCTTTTATTGCCGTAGCTCCAAAGCTAAAAAGAATAGTAGTTTCAATAGATCCAGCCGTTACGGCTACTTCTGAAAGCGATGAGACAGGGATTATAATTTGTGCAACGGATTACAATGATAACGGCTATATTTTAGAAGATTTAAGCGGCAAATATTCCCCTAATGAATGGGCTATAATTGCAGTCAAGGCGGTAGATAGATGGTCCGCTGATTGCATAGTAGCTGAGAAAAATCAAGGGGGCGACATGGTGGAAAGCGTTTTGAGGTCGCAGGGGGCAAAGCATAGGGTTAAGCTAGTCACAGCAACAAAAGGTAAATTCGTAAGAGCGGAGCCCATCTATTCTATGTATGAGCAGAATAGAATTTTTCACGTTGGGAATCTTTCTATATTGGAATCTCAGATGGTAACTTTTAACCCGGACAAAGGTAAATCTCCTGACAGGGTTGATGCGCTTGTTTGGGGATTGACTGAATTAATGATAAAAATTGAAATAGACTACAAAGGCAAAGGACATGGACGAATCAACCCACCTTCAAAGCAAGAGTTTTATAAGGACTTCATTTAGAGAAGTCACAGTAGGAGAACTGCTATCTATAGAGCAGCATACACCTAGAAAAGTAATCACAGCACTGAGCAGCTTAACTACTAGACAGGTTAATATTCTTAGCAGCGATGAAGTATTGATTCTTTACGAGCTTGTCAGCTTTATTGAGGACCTGAATGAGGTTGGTGCAGTTTTGCCGCTTGATTTTACAGCTCCTAAAATAGACGTTGCTGGATCCACTTTTGAGAAGTGCGAACGGGCTAAGATCAAAGCAGCTGAGAACAAGGCTCCGTATAGATTATTTTTAGACCTGGTTGAAATATATTTTCCAGATCAATACCTGAAAGGCTTGGCAGCTCCAGCACTTGCGATTGGTGCGCTGATCTATGAGGATCTTTGTATTTTGCTAGACCGATTCAAAGACCTTGCAAGCGAAAAGCCTACCGAAGAAGAAGATGAGGCGGGCGTTTCTGCATTGCATACTTTTGGTCCTTACGGAATATGCGAGTCAATAGCAAGCAGATACAGCGTTCGGCCCTACGAGGTATTTTCATGGAGTGCTGAAGAAGTGTACTTAGAACTAACTTATCAAATGGCAAAGAGCAGGTATCAGGATAATCTTCGGGCGATTGAGAAAAGAAAAAGCTTAGGCTCAAAAGGATAAAATTAAATAAAAAGTGTATATTTAAGTTGACTAAAATAAAGAGCGATTATGAAAAACTACGCAGAAACACAGGGACAAGAATCATTTGACTGGAATAAGTTTTTAGAAAATCCGCCTCAAAAAGGATCGCCAGAACATCTTGACGCTTGTGACTTAGCTGAGGCATGGGTAACTTGCGCGTGCGGCAACCTTTGCGATATTATACCTAGGTCTCCACTGGGGTGTCCAATTGACGATTATTTAGAACTTCTAGGTATAGCTTTTAATAATAGCATACAAGACGCTGAATATGATGTGGCTAAAAAAATACTAGCCAGAATAGAAAATAGATCAGCAGAGATAATATTTGAACTAACAAAATGAACCGAATCCCTCTGAGAAATTAGAGTGATTTTTTTTTAGTCCTATCGGTAACAAAATTATCTGTAAAACAACTATATTGCCGAGGATATGGCAAACTATCAGAACATTGTAGACGTGTGCAGAGAATCAATACATGAAGATATTAGGTTTATTCACGGGCGTTTGATTGACTTTACTCAAGGCTATACAGGTACTTACCCCTTAGTTACGCTTTTGCCTTTTACAATTAACGACGCCCGAAGTACACCGGATGGAGTTTTTGACAATGCAAATCTAGTCGTCGGGTTCTGGAAAGAAGATAGACCGGACACCACAGCAGAAGAACGCGAGGGGCTGATTGCAGAAATGGATATTCTCAGCGATCTATTCATATCAAATATTTTAGAGTCAAATAGCACCAAACTAACCAATATACAAAAGGAACCGCAATATCAGATGTTTCAGGCTACCCTAAGCGGCTACGCTATAGCTTTCAATATTAGCTTAGTTTCACCATGTTGAGCGGGTTAGTTGAGGCTATTCTTAGGAGCTTTGCAGAAGAAACTATCGCAGGTATAAAAAGCAGGATTCCAAATGTTACGGGTAAAAGTGCTGAAAGTTTAGGTTATCGAATAGTCGGCACTGAATTGACTATTTTTAGCAGCTTAAAATTTTTCACTGTATTAGAGACGGGAAGGAAACCCGGAAAGCGTCCACCCATTAGCGTAATTGAGCAGTGGATTAAAGACAAACCAATAATCCCGGATGGAATTTCTACAAGAAGCTTAGCCTTTCTAATTGCTAGAAAGATAGGTGAAGAAGGCAGCCTACTTTACCGTGACGGCGGAAAGTCAGGCGTTATATCCAAATCAATTAACGATCAAGTTATAAAAGAAAAACTAACAGATGTGCTAACAGATAAGTTTAGGGACTATGTTATCAACGAGTTTGTACGTAAATCACTAGATTAATGTCAGTAATAAATCAGACCTTAGCGCCCTTGAACGGTGCGGACGTATTCAGCCCAATGATTTTCGAGTTCGGTTTTCAGTCTGCATCCTGTAATTTTGTTGACTTAGAAGGTATTGCAGCGATCGATATTCCACTTAATTATTCGGAACTAATAGAAGTAGGTGACAGCATAAGAATACGAAACGGTGCCTATTTAGGAGTTTATCGGGTTATTGAAATTACTCAAGATACGCTGCTAAGATTAACACTCAATACGCCATTTATCGGGTCTTCTTCGTCGACGGGATCGACACAGTTTACACCTGAAGGATCTCAGGAATTTCAACTCATCGCAGGATATTTAACAGGAGCCGAAGCAAGTATAAAGCCATGGCAGGTGGTTGATGAGATAATCGTCAGTCCTAACCTTGCGGGCGTTTACCGCTTTGATATATCGGGTTATCTGAGAAGTAGATTCAAAATTACAGCACCTTTAGTAGGTCCAAACGTGGATATTTCAATACGCTACAATGTCAGGCTAAAAAGTGTTATAGCAATCCCAAATGACACAAATTCAATAACTGCTTACTACGGTTTGGCAGACCTGACAGCAGCGCAACAGGCAGGCGAAGAAGCAGTAGGGGAACGCCCTATCTTGTTCTTTGGAGATGAGCCGACACTTTACAGTTTAGCTTTAGAAAAAGGAATAATCAATAATTTCATTTCAAATGCTTCAGATTCATCTAGCACGGTTGCAGGCTCAGTAGTAAATATAAACTTGCTTAGTTGTCAGCCTAAAGTAATCACTTATTTAGTCGGTTCAGCTGCAAGTGGCTTTACAGTTTCGCCAGCCTTACCGAGTTGGATCAGTGCAACGGCTAGTGGTAATAATATAATTTTAGTTATTAATCCTTGCACGGGTGGATCAGGTGACTACCTGGCAGAAGATTATAGCCCTATTGATTATAATACAGGGGGTCAAATTAACAGTATAATAGGAGCTTTTAGTTTTGTTTTCTCAAAAAACGGAACGTTGTTCACGCTAAACATAAATGTGACAGCTATAAGCGAAATAGTAAATGTTTGCAAATCAGACGTTCTAAACTTCGCTTGGCTTAACCAGCGTGGAGGATTTTCATCTTTTGCGCTAGAAAGTAAATTCATTGAGGGCAGGGATTTTGGAAGCGATAACACGGTTGTTGATGCGTTAGGAAAACTAAAACGTGTAGAGTTTCGGGACGTATATGATACGGTAGAGCTTCGGGGCGGAGTTTTGTCTAAAAATCAGCTGAATCTATTAGCTAGTTTGCGTACTGCTATTCAGGTGTATCTATACAATACGGCTACAGAAGCTTTTGATATTGCTATCGTAATTGATCGGGTTAGCTTTACTACTTACGGAAATCGCTTTAATCAGTCAGAAACCAGGTTCGCTTTTAAATTTAGGAGGTCACAGCAGGTCACAGTTCAAACTCAATAAGTTCAATGACTGAGATATTTATAAATAGTCAGTTAGTTGACACGCAGGATGCGGACATAGTTATCACAGCTCAGGCACTTACCTTTGATCAGTTAGGCAGCCGACGCGGTAGTTACTCAAATGTTTTTCACTTGTCGCGGACAAATGAGAACAAAGCCCTGTTTGATAATTGTGATATAGTTACAAGTTTGACCTCCATTCCCTACCAAAAAAACTCATGCCAGATATTTATAGATGGTCAATTAATTGTTGATGGCAGCGCAATAATCCTAGCAAGCGGTACTATGTACAGACTTTATATTACCGCAGGAAATACCGACTTCTTTAAGTCAGTCGGGTCTTTAAAACTAATAGATGTAGATTTATCTGAGTACGATCACCTTTACAACGGGCCAAACGTGACGGCAAGACGAGAAACGGTAGAAGGTTTTGTTTACCCAAATATTGATTATGGGTTTTTTGAGTTTGCCGAACCAGATCAGACTAATTATAGTTTCCGTTTTTTTCAGCCTAGTTTTTGGGCAAAGACTATTTTAGAAAAAGCTATATTTGATTTAGGTTACACATTGCAAGGTGCTATACTGGATAGTTTGAGCTTTAGAAGTTTAGTTGTTCTTTGTCGTGGGGCGGTCTCTGACTTGCTAGATAGTTTAGCTAAGTACACGTTTACCATTGATTTTAATCAACTGACAGGAGCGACAACTGAAAAGATAAGTTTTCCTAACAAAGTAAGTGATACAACTGGAAGATACGGACCCAATTCAGATGCAGGTCATTTTACCTATACTCCAAACGTAGCAGACAGAGAAGATGTACGTTTTGAAATAAACTTCACGGGCAAAGTAATAACTAATTTACCTAGAGAATACACAAACGCAAAGGTATTTATAGACTTTTTAGTTTACAATGAAGTAGGAACTTTGCTTTTAACAATAACCAATTCGGTTACCTTTGAAGATCGCTTTTTTGGGCCTTTTAATATTTATCGTGCGCCAAGTTCAGGAACCTTAGAAAGAGATTTGAACTTTACTTATCCTGAAAGTCGTAACGATGTAACTGCTTTTAGTACATTAATTAACAGCACATCAGACTTAACCACTTTGCGATTTGGTTGGCAGGTAAGAAGCAATCGAGCAGGAGCAGGACTGAAAAGGCTACGTTTTGAGAACTTAGAATTTACTATTAATCAGCTACCTAAAGGGGGGGCAAGAGTAAACGGTCCTAACATTCCAATAAATGTTAGAGCTTCAAACGTTCTTCCATCTTCGCCAACGGTGGGAGATTTACTTTTGACTATTGCCAACTTGGAAGGAATTATTATTCAAGTTGATGAAACAACTAAGAAGATACACACTGCCAAAATTGACAATCTAAGAACTAATAAAGCAAAGGCTTTAGATTGGTCGGATAAAATAGACTTGACAGAAGATCCTGAAATAGGCTATCAGCTTGAAGGCTTTGCACAGCGCAATTTCTACGAATTTAACGGGGATGAGAAAGACCAACTATTGCAGCCAAACGCGGGCCGAGGGTCTTTCTTGGTTGACAATGTAAATTTAGAACCTGA